GATGAAGCGACTATTCAAGAAAGCCTTTACCGCCGTGCGGAACGTCCTGTTGTGGATTGAAGACAAGACGGCTCTTTTCCCGGAGTTGGATTGTGAGTATGACACGGCTGTTGCAATAGCAAGTTCAGCGAAGGGTGACTGTGATGATCTGACTGCAGTTGCAGAAGCATACTTGAAGAAGCACGACCTGCCATACAAGTTCCAGGTCGGCAAGCATAAGGCTACCGACAAGATGTGGCACGCCTGGTTGGAAGTCTGGCAGGACGGCAACCGGTACGTGCTCGACCCGTCGTCCGGCCAGCGGGGGTGGATATACAAGAATCCCGAGCGCAGCTATCTCGTCTCCCCTGAGTACACAGCGATGTATCACGTGGCAAAAGAGAGTATGGCGAAACCATGAAGCCCAGCAAAGAGGCAAAGGCTGCGGCCGAGTCCAGGGCTGAGGCCCGGCACCAGACGCGGAAACGGATAAAAAAGAAAACACGATGAAAACAATCGTAGTTATGATATGTGTGCTGGCTCTGTCGGGTTGTGTCTCTCTAGATATCGGCGTTGCCAAGGTCGGGGTTGTGTGTGACAAGGCGCGATTTGCCAACGGCGGCATTGAGTTGGATGGTACCGCGTATGCACACTTCACGCCAATGCAGGGAGCCAAGGCGTTGTTCAACATGGGCGAGGAAGGGGGCGGCGAGGATGGCGACTAGCAGGCCACTGGTGAGCGATCAGATCGTTGACAACATGGCAGAGGAAGCCCTCGGTATCGTCAATGCGGCAGATTATACGCGATGTCCGGTCCCTGGTCAGGAGAAGGTATTGAAGTATCTCGTCGTTGGATTGACGGCCCTGATTCACAACGCGCGAAAGAACGGGACCGGGAATGGAGACACAAGAATGATTTTCATAAAGAACATGGCTACTAAGGCCCCTTGGGCTGCGGTTGCTCTGTTCGCGTTCTGGATTGTAGCAAAAGCACAAGGGTGGTTGTAATGGTCGCAGGGTTCATAGGCATGTTGCAGTTGCAGGAGCGCCGGGGATACCCGCGTCAGTTCATTGTCATGGAAGACTTTGGCTTCTGTAGCTCGCAGGGTTACATGTTCCGGGTGTGTCGTGGCGATGTTATCGACGGCGGTAGTCATCCATGGTGGATGCGCCGATGGTTAGGTCACCCATACGCGAGCAGATTCCGACTTTCCTTCGCGGTCCATGACGGTGAGTATGTTCACGCACAAACAACTGGTCATACGAAAGACTCTGTTGACCAGGCCCTGCGCGAGTCGATGATTCTTGAGGCGACCATGCAGTCCGAACCGGAGGATGCCAGGCGGATCGCCAAGCTGGTCTATTACGGATTGAAGTATGCAAGGGCGGCGCACGAAGCCTGGGCCAGCGTGGACGAGACGGCCATAGATGAGCTGGCTATTAAGGAGCCTGTTGAATGAGTGATAAATCCGGTGCTCAATTAGGTGTCAATTTCGATCAGCTGCGTACGGCTGTCGACTGGTCGATAAAGCAATTTGCTACTCCGCGGGCAAAGCGCATGGAGGCAATTCGCCAGTTCGTCGGCAATCATTATGCCGATGGTGGAGCAGAAAAGGTCGTTCCAACAAACTTTCTCGAGCTGGCAGTGATGATTTACACCCAGCAACTTGCAGCTCATGCTCCCCGTGCTACGTTCACTGCGAAGGTGCCTCGACTCAAACCGTTTGCGTTTGCTACGGAGATAGCTCTCAACCAAATACCGGATGAAATAGGGCTGGCGAGCACACTGCGACGGGCCGTAGTCGAGGCGCTTTTCGCTTTCGGTGTAGTCAAGGTGGGCATGGCTTCGTCCGGGGTTTCCATCTTGGGGCATGACCGTGGCCAGTCGTTTGCGGACCTGACTTCAATCGACAATTACTTTTGCGATATGAGCGCGAAGACTCGCGGCGGCATTCAGTTCGAGGGAGATGATTACTGGATACCTGTCGAAGATGCTCGAAAGATGTACAGCGATGGTGCATCAAGCGAGATTGAACCGGACAAGTCTACGGTTACTGGCGACCAGGGCGAAGCCCGCGCCGAAGGAATTTCCGCCGAGGAAGGTGCAGAGTTGTACAAGGACAAGGTGTGGCTCCGGGACGTGTGGCTTCCTCGCAATCACATACTTGTCACCTACGGAGTGAAGTCACATAAGATATTCAAGATCATAGAATGGGATGGCCCGGAAGGTGGCCCGTACAAACTCCTTGGGTTTACTGATGTTCCAGGGAACTTGTTGCCGTTGCCTCCGGTCGCGCTCTGGCGGGATCTGCATGAGTTGGGGAATGCGTTATTCCGCAAACTCGGGAAACAGGCAGACGCCAAGAAGACCGTTGCAGCATTCTCGGGGGGTAATGATGAGGATGTCGAAGCACTCAAGAAGGCGGCTGACGGCGAGGGTATCCGGTACACCGGACAGAAGCCGGAACCGATAGCCGTCGGGGGTATTGACGCGCCAACGCTGGCCTTCTATATCCAGATACGAGACCTGTTCAGCTACTTCGCCGGCAACCTCGACAGCATGGGTGGACTGGCTCCGATGACAGAGACGATTGGCCAGGACAAGCTGCTTTCGGAGGCGGCAAATGCGCGTATTGATTTCATGCGCGGTCGGACACTGGACTTCTCGCGTGAGATTTTCAAGGCGCTGGCTTGGTATGAGTGGACGGACCCGGTACGTGAACGGACCGTCGAGAAACCGGTCGAGGGTGCGGACCTCAGTGTCCGTTCGGCGTGGACTCCCGAAACCCGAGAAGGTGATTGGCTCGACTTCAATTTCGACATTGATACTTACTCTATGCAGTCTGACGCTCCGACTGTCAAGCTACAGAAGATAGGACAGGCGATCGAGCGGTACATAGCTCCGCTGATGCCGAATTTGGAGCAGCAGGGCGGGCAGATCGACATGAAGGAACTCACTGCTTTGATTGCCAAGTTGGGCAATGTTCCTGAGCTGAATGATATCATTAAGTTCGGAGAGCCTCCCACGATGATGCAGCAGGAGCAGGGGAACTCGCAACCGACGCGGGCGCCGGCACATACTACAAGGACGTATGAGCGCGTCAACCGGCCAGGCGCTACGCGGCACGGCAAGGATGATGTTATGAGTAGGGTTCTGATGGGTGCAGGAGCGCAACCGGCCGAAGCGGCCGCAATGGGGAGGCCCGTAAGATGATGTATGGAACGATCGAACTTATCAGGGAGCGCGTTGCCGGGTGCTGGCTGCTTCAGAAATTGCGCCCTCGGTTTTGGTGGTGGAAGTTGAGTGTTAAGATTCAGCGCCGGGAGCGTAACTCGTTGCGAAAACGCTGTGCGTCGAGAAGGATGGTAAGCTGATGCCAACATACTGCTACAGGACAAAATCCGGGGCGGTATTAGAGCAGGTGTTTCCAGTCGGCAAGGCGCCGAATAAGTTTCGGCTACCGGGGAGCGTGAATGTTTGGAGTAGGGACTTCGCGGCGGAGCATGTAGGCGTCCCGCCCACGAAAGGCTGGCCGATTGAGTGCATTGGATCAGGGGTTAATGCCAGCCAGGCCGGAGAATTGCGGCAGTACTTGAGGGACAAAGGTGTGCCTACGGAGGTTTCCAGAGACGGGAACCCTATCTATCGAGACGCAAAACACCGAAGAAAAGCCTTGAAGGCTCGGGGGCTTTATGATAAATCTGCATTCATGTAAGTCCACCACACACTGAGGAGTGACACAAATGGGTGATTCTGTAAAGAAGACTGACGCTGGCGACGATGCTGATAAAGATACTGGCGACAATGCTGTGTCCACGGATCTCGAGAAAGAGATTGACGCAGGTGTAGACGCAACCCTTGCTGAGAATGAAAAAACCCGCGAAGAAGAAGACCCCGGCGATAGCGGCGCTGCCAAGGTCAAGAAGGCCAAAACGACTTTACCGCCCGAAGAAGACCTTTCGGGTGAGGACACCGAGGGAGGCGAAGCCCCTGCCGGTGAAGACAAAGGCAAAGGTGATGAGTCAGGAGATCAGGTTGCTGATACATTGCTTGAGCGTGCGGTTAAGGCTGGTCTGTCATTAGCGGAAGCGAAGAAATGCCCTAGTGCTTCGTTGCTTACCACTATCTGCGAACGGCTTGAGACTGCACAAAAGGGGAAGTCTGCTGGCGATGAGAATAGCGACGCCGGCGATGAGGGTGATGGTGACGACGATCCATTGGCGGGTATCCCGGACCTGGACTCCGATGAATACGACGAGAAACTCGTCGAGGGGTTCAAGGCGTTGAAAGGTATTGCGCGGCGGTTGATCGACGAAAACAAAACTCTCAAAGATGCCGGGAAAGACGGCGACCAAACATGGTTCGCGTCCAAGGTGTCAGGCTTAGGGGAGAAGGTTGTAAAGGCTTTGGAGAAAGCCCCAGAAAAGCGTGCCGAGTTGCAGGAGCAGTATGAGGTTCTTGTGGCTGGGTATAAAGCTCGGGATAAGGCTGTGGACCGCGAAGCGATCTTCAGCCAGGCGTCGGCCACTGCTTTGAGTGAGATACTTACTCAGGCGAAAGCCGACGACAAGACCGAGAAGCTGCGGAATCGAGAAGGGAAGTTCATTTCTCGTCCGGCGGGGTCGAATACGAAGTCGGGGTCCGTCGATGCTTTTGATGAAACAGCGGCGGAATTGGACGAAAAATACTTCAAGAAATAATTACCGCTTTGGCGGTTTAAGGGGGAACGATCATGGGACTGGCATACAGTGAAATTGATGATGCTGTGCTTCTTACCCAGAATAAGTTGGTGAAGCGCGGCGCCTTTGTGGACATGCAGACTGATCTTACGGATCATATTGCTGTCCGCGAGATGTGGAAGGGCAGATCGAAGCAGTTCTCGGGCGGCGCAGAGTGGGAGTTTGAGATCCAGATGGATCACAATCACTCGGCGCGTACCGTAGGTCTCTACGAGACAGACGGCAGCTCCGAGAATGACACGATGAAAGACGGCAAAGTAGACGTGAGGCATGTCAACGCTCACTACATCTACGATCAGCGCCTGCCGGCCTTCCAGCGTGGCGGAACGCAAATCGTCAACCTCATAAAGACCAAGTACACCGGGATGATGGTTTCGTTTTACGAGCTGCTCGAAGAGTTGCTCTGGAGCAAGCCGACAGACAGTTCGGACGACAAGTCGCCATTCGGAATAGCTTACTGGATCGTGAAGAACGCCACCGAGGGTTTTTACGGTGCCGATCCTACCGGGTTCAGCGATGGTCGGGCTGGCATCAGCACGACGGATTACGCGAGGTGGGCTAACTGGACAGCGGAATACGCCTCCATCACGAAGGAAGATCTCGTTCGCAAGATGCGTCGGGCTCATCGTAAAACCCAATTCAGGTCACCTGTGTCGCATGCGACGCCGGACCTTGGGGCGATGAAGAACGGCATCTACACCAATGACACGGTCATTGGCCTGCTCGAGGAACTGCTCGAAACGCAGAACATGAACCTCGGTAACGACATTGCCAGCAAGGATGGTCGCACCGTGTTCAAGAGCACGCCTATCACGTACGCTCCGAAACTGGACGACGATTCAACTGATCCTGTCTATATGCTGGACTGGAAATGGTTGGCCGTTGGCGTTCTCGCTGGTTGGGAGAACAACCTGTCGGCTCCGTACATGGTTCCTGGCAAGCATCTCGTTCGCAGGGTTGATCTTGACGCCTCGCTGAACATGATCTGCACGGACCTTCGGCATCAGGCCGTCTTGAGCAAATAAGGATCGCTTCGTCTAGCGGTTTTGGCTTAGAAAAAAAGAAAGAGGTATGAGATTATGGATCACAGCGTAAATGGACCTCAGAAGATGGGTAACGTCATCATCGAGGAAGTCTGGTACGAAGGTACTGACGCAGTTAAGAAGGGCGAAGCACTGTGCTACAATACCGATTATGGTACAGCGGCAGACTTCGACGGTCGCCGATGCAACCGGGTCGAACGCGCAAGTACAAGCAACAACCTGGCCTTTGCGGGCGTGGCGGAGCGAGACTACTCCGCGCAGAACGCTGGCCAGCGGTTGCGGATCTGCGTGCCTGGCAGTAAGGGCGTGCCGATTGCACTGGGCGTGAACTCGGTCATCAATACCGGTTTGCTGACGTTCTCGGTTGGGGACGGTGGCGCTGGTCGGTTCGTGAAGGCCGGTCTTGCCGGTCGCGGTTCGGCGATACCTCGCCAGACCAATGCTTCGGCTGTTATCGAGTCGAGCATGACGGGTGCCTGGTCGCTGAGTGCGGCAGGAACAACGCTTACCATGTCGGATACGACCGGACTCGCAGTTGGCGATACAGTCGTGCTGATCGGTGGCGAAGACGATGGCACTGGCGTTGTCGTCCCGGGCAAGTACACGATCGTGACCGTCCCTGCGGGCGGGGTAACGGTGACAATCGCTTCTGCAGTCGATACGACCGCGGCAGGCGCATTGCTCTGCACCGGGTATGCCTACACGGGCAATCCGACGTGTCAGGCTGATCTGCTCACCGGCGAAGAGTCCGG